TCCTGGTGTTAAATCTGTATTAGCAATAGCACCATTCAAATCAGCAGAACCATAATTCATCTGTCCAGCACTAGGTCTTACACATTTTCCTGTTTCATCTATAGTCCAATAATCGGGGCATGTTGTTGTGATTCCCGGAAACTTCTGCGATTGTACATTCTTAGTCATCATCCATCCAATCACCGCCAACACCAAAATCAATATCACTATCGCTATTGCTAAAATTATAAAATAGAAACTATCCATTTGTATATAAACAAGGTATATTTTTTTCTGTGTTTATTGTATTATAGTAAATTCAAATATTATATGTCTAAAATAACCGACTTACAGAATGCCTACAATAACAAAATTTTGAATTTAGCAAAATACAACGGTCGTGTAAATCTGATGGATATTCCCGACCCCAACGTTCAATTCAAATTCGCTGAACGCGTTGCGGTAAAAAACAAGGCGACTGAATATAGAGGCGCCATCGCAGGCGAATGGGAAGATAACGTCTTGTCTAGAGCATTCTTCTCCGCCGAAAATATCCAAATCTTACAAAATGGTATTCGGGCAGGTGTTTATGAAATGTCCAAGGGTGATTTTAGTGTAATGCCTCAGAACCCAGACACAATCAAAGTTATTATGCGCAGTATTTATATGCAGTATGCCGAGCATTATCCTCATCATATTCGCGAACAAATTGAGAAGTTGAATCGTCTGGTTTTGAACTATGCCGTCCCCAATGTATTTAATGAAGCCGTTGGATATATCAAGTATCGTGAAGATATTAGCAGTTTGGTTTTGCCTCTTGATTTGCCGACTAAGATTGACCGCGATTACAAACAACACGATTCGAGCCGCGAGTTCTTTATGAATACAAGATAAAAGGCCCTACGGGCCGACTGATAAATGCCCATAGGGCCGACTGATAAAGGCCCATAGGGCCGACTGATAAAGACACGTAGAGCCGACTGATAAAGACACGTAGAGCCGACTGATAAAGACACGTAGAGCCGACTGATAAAGGCTCGTAGAGCCGACTGTCGACTGTTGCTTCGCTTAAAGACACGTAGAGCCGACTGATAAAGACACGCAGTGTCGACAGATATAAGACCAACCATATATTCGTAAAAAACAAATGTATTTTATTTATCTAATTTATTCGTCATCATCATCATCTTCTGTAAACAATAATTTACACATGATTTTTGCCTCCATATTCTCGCCACTGATTTTAAACAAATTCTCTATATTTCCATCATCTCTAAATCGCGCCGTATATTCTTGTTGAATATTACCTCGGCCAATTCTACCAAGTGACTGGATGGTTTTCTGCGGGGTCATTTTCACTAAATCCCTCCCGATAATCCCGTGACAAAACTGATAGTTAGTTCCATAAATATAATCGGACGACGCAATAATAATAAACAGGCGCTTCTCATTGGCGAGACGTTTCACAATTTCTGTATAGAATGAGTTCTCATTCGAGGAAAACACACCAATACCCAGCAACAACAGGATTTTCATACCATCTTTTATGTCTAATTCCATAATTTGCTTCACTGACTCTGGGTCAATTGACGGGCAAAACGCGGTACCAACCATTTTCGATTTGTCGTGTGAGACCCAGATTTCTTGGTGCTGAACCGTGTTTGGAACAAATAAAGACTCCAATGTGATTAATTTGATTTCCTGCCGTAAAAGCGATATCTGCTCATCAATTCGTTTGGCTTCTGGGTTTGAAAACTCAATTGAATTCATTTTCTTCTCCTTTTGAGCCTCTTTACCCAACAAATCCTCAAGCGATGTTTCCAACATTGTTATTTTACTCATAAACAGATTGTTGTGCGATATTTTTTTAATTATATCATCAAACACCGTCTTGGGTATGCTGGATTGCTGAATATAAAAGTTGCCGATTTTATCGACGTCTTCCGCCAAATAAATGGTGGGTCCATCCGTCAATGTATGTGCATCCACCGTCGTCAGCAACATTCCACCGGATGAAATAGACATCTCCTTTGCTTTGTCCAAATATGATTGACCGCCCGTTGTCGCCGACACACTGGATGTTCGGAATATGGTTTTGCCCGTTTGAACGTTTGTATTCACACTATCCAGACTGGTGGTCTTTTTCATATTGGTTTTTAGTACAGACTCGTTTTTCTGAAACTTGCGGCGCTGGGTGGTTTTTACTTGCTCATACAACGGTTTCCATTTATCCTCTTCAATCTGCTTAATCAGCGCCAAATAATACTGTTTTATACTATTCATATTCACTCGCTTCAATTCTCCGCCAAAATACTCGGTCGCACTATATGCTTCAGAAATCAAATTGTTGTGTTTCATAAACGCAATAAACCTGACCACCTCATTCAAATCAAAGTATCGCAACAATGTTAGATTTTGCTCACAGTATTCAACGCATTCCAGTGTCTTTCGGTAGTCGTCAAACATCAAGTGTGGACATACGCAAAACCCCGACTTATTCATAAGCGAAATCGATTTCTTACAGTCATAGCTGTTTATTTGCGTTATTTTCACATTGTCGAATTTGACGCGGAAATCATTCAAAATTGGTTGTAAGTCTTCGCGAGTTGGAAGCGTGGCCGATGAGAGCACCATATTGGGTATTTGATTGTCTGACCAGTTTTGGTGTATGATTTCATGAAGTGCGTGTTCCTCATAATCCATCGCAATCGTCGGCTCGTCCCAATAGGTTATCATCTCGTGCGCTTTATTGAACGACAACATATAATACATCGCGGTCAAATACGATTTCGCATCGCAAATCATAATCTCCACTTTGTTTCCTACGCTGTTGTCGACCTTTCCAATCCCGCCTGTGCGGGCATTGATTTTGTAATTCAGCGCCGAATAATAGTGAAGACGAATGTCGTTTGCGGTGTCGCATCCAAATGCAAACGCCACGCATTTCTTTGCCGATATCGCCGACTTGGCGAGAGCCATTCCTACGTGTCTCGCCGCACACACAAATATAATGCGATAATCATTCGACAATCCAATCGGCGAGAGTGTTTTACCAGTTCCGGTGGGAGCGATGTATAAAACTAAATTGGACTGTTTCTCGCGTTTCTCGTCAAACAATTGCTGTGATTTGCGAAATGTTGAAAACAATTGCTTTTGATGCTCATACAGAGTAATATCCGAGTATTTGTATATGTGGGTGTTTTTCTCTATGAATTCGGGGGCATCCATAATTGCATCCGTCAAATTGATTTGCGCGCCGTATGCCTCTATACATATATCAATAAACTCCATTACGTGGGTGTTCAAATCGGATACATTGATGTTTCGCAAACGTAAAAGCGTGTATAAATAAAATCGCGCGCAACTAGCCATTTTGCTGATAAATTCAATAAACTTATATTCGATGATTTCAGTCAAATTGCGCTCAATTGTTGTGTTCATATTTTCTATCCGTATTGCGTCGGCACGTTTCAATGATTTGGCTTCAACATTTTCAACTGAGAATTTTACAATTTTGTCGAACCCTGGTTTTCCTACATGTGCTTGCTGTATTTCTGTGATTTTATGTTTAAAGAATTTTGTATATATGAATTTCTCAGTTGTCTTGTTTTTTTCTATTTTTGCGTATCCCAATAGGGACATATTCTTGTTGTGTTTGATATTGACGTCGTCGTAGCCCGCGATAATCATCGCGAGAACTTCTTTTTCGTCATCTGAGATTGTTGCTTCTATGGCGTTCCATTCCGCCCTTGAAAGTTTGGTTTGCTGGGTTGAGTTCATTTTCTTACTTGAGTTTTAAATTAGTTTTAAATTAGTTTTAAAAGTTGATATAGTTATATTTTATGATTTTGTTTTTATATATATACCATTATTCAATTTTATGTGGTAAAATTGATGGCTTGCGCGTTCAAATATATCATTCCAAATAACTATTACTATATATTCACAATGCAAAAATTCATTCTTGGAAATTGTTTAGAGGTTCTTAAAACCGTCGAGAAAAACACGGTAGATGCCGTGTATATGGACCCACCTTTCAATAGTGGGCGTAATTATACTATGTCTGATGAGAACGAAGTCGGGTTTGCCGACAAATGGACCGATGCCGAGTATGAGGCGTTTATCAAACTGGTTGTAGATTTGTGCTATGATTGTTTGAAACCCACTGGAACACTGTTCTTTCATATTTCCGCGGATTGTATGTTTATACCCGAGAAGGTCTTACGTGCGAAATTCTTAGAGGTTCAACCAATTTTCTGGAAAAAATGTCGTTCCAAGAACAACGTCACTAGCAAACTGGGGGCGACTATCGATATCATTTTCAAATGTGTGAAATCAAAGAAGCCCAAATTCAATTTAGTGCATCAAGACAAGGACGAAAAATATTTGAAGAATTCGTTCAAAAACAGCGATGTGCGCGGCAATTATTCGTTGGGGCACGTGGTAACCGAGCCGATGAAGGTTGGCTATTTGTATGAGTTCGAGTTTGCTGGCGTCGTCCATAATCCGAAAACGGGCTGGCGTATTAAGAAGGAGGAACTAGAGGCATTGCGTGACGACAATCGGCTTCATGCGCCGAAAACAAAGGGCGCCAAGCTTTACAAGAAGATTTATTTGTCTGAAAATCCTGGAAAACCGTGTACAGATTTGTGGGACGATATTCATTCGTTAGCGCAGGGGAGCGAATTGCGTAAGTATCCGACCGCCAAACCAGTCGGGCTTTTAGAGCGCATTATTTCGATTTCGACAGACAAGGGCGATTTGGTGTTGGATCCGATGTGCGGGTCTGGAACTACTGGGGTTGCCTGCCGTAATTTGGAGCGTCGTTGTATCCTTATTGACCAGAATCCTGATGCGCGGGATGTTGTCTTTGCGAACTTGCCCGAGACGAATATTACGCCTAACGTTATAGCTGTTGCTGAACCGGTGTCGGCTACCGAAGAAAGTTTGCCCTCGACAAATGTAGATAAAAAAGTAAAAAAAAGAATCGTTAAAGTTAAATTATAAAATCATACAGGTTATATACAAATACAAATATACAGTTGTTTTTTATGGTGCTTCGCTTATGGTAAATCGTTCGCTTAAAACTTGAATCGCAATTGCTTCTTCTGCTGCGACTTCA